GATATTGTTAATGAAAGATATTTAGAAGGAATGTGTTGGTTGGCTAGAAAACATAAAGGAACTCAGTTCTTATGTTTTACAAAGAAGTATGAATCAGTAAATGAATACTTAAACAATCATAGAAAGCCTAAGAATTTAATTCTTGTATTTAGTAATTGGGGAGAATGGATTTGTGATAACCCACATAATCTTCCTACCGCATGGGTTGAATTTGGAATTGAAAGTGATTCATTAATTCCTACTAATGCTAATAAATGTGGTGGTAATTGTGGAGCTTGTGTAAACACCTCAGAGCATTGTTGGAGAATGCAAAAAGGAGATTCAGTATTCTTTCATAAACATTAAAAGTATTATTGAAATAAATTAAATCACTTGTTAAAATAAGGAGGAAAATATGACAGATAAGGATATTATGAATCATAGGTTTCATAAAAAGAATATTAATAAATCTACTGGAGTATTAGCTGAGATGCTTGGTATGAAACGAAAAGATTATGAAGCTGCTTGCGAAAGAGTAATGAAACAAGAAGCAAAAGAGATGAAAGTTGGAGGTAAATAACATGAGAGTATATGAATTATATGAAGTAAGTAGTAAGCCAAGAAAGAATGATACTCATTATTATGAAAACAGAATATATAGCAACTCTTTATATATGGAAGCTGAATGTAATATAGAAGGAAATTTAGAAGAAGATATTTCAGATGAAGAGTTTGATAAGAAAGTAGAAGAAGAAGTTGAAAATATTTTGGAAATTTTAAAGGAACATGGTAAATATCCGGTAACAGGTATTCCAAAATTTGTAGCATATTGGTAAATAAAAAGAGTGTTTGATTAGGAGGTATTGATGTGACAGATTTATTAAAGAAATATCAGGCATATTATAAAAGAGAAATATCAACAGAAGAGTTTGAAAAATGTAATACTTTAGCATATAATGCATATTCTAAAAGTGCTAAAATTGCAGAAAGATGGAAAGAATCTCATATGATTTTAGATGGACTATATCAGAATGGATATCAGGATATAGTTGATTGTGTAAAAGAATTAGGTTTTATGAATTTCTATATCACAGATGGATTTTCCGGTTTGATTGAAAGACTTGGAACTTTACCTGATTATTGTACCGTAAATGGTATTTGTAAGATTTGTGTAGGAACAAAGTACAATCTTGAAACAGACGAAGATGAACCGGAATATAGATATGCATTACATATTTCAATTAACATGGAATAAAATGATTGTTTGATAAAATCTAAGTTTGATAAGGAGTGATATATATATGACGATAAAAGAAATTCGTGAAATGAAAACAGAAAACTTAATCTTATATTTATGTACTAGTTATCATAAAGAAACCAAGAAAGCAAGAGATACAGAACAAAGAATAATCAAAGAATTAGCAAAACGTAATATTGTTGATGAAACTTATATGATTGAGCTATTCAATAATTAAGTAAATAAAATTAGATTTTGATTCGGAGGTAAATATGGACTGGAACACAGAAGATAATGTGCTGACTGCATGTGAAGTATTTATTATGAAAGCTATTTGGGACGAGGTGGAAGACATTTCAATACCTGATTTGATTGAAGTACTCAGAACAAAATGGGGCAAAGATTATGCCAGAACGACTGTAACCACTTTTCTTACAAAGCTGGCGGCAAAGGGATTTGTAAAAACCTACCGGAAAGGTAAGCTATCATTTGCACATGCAATGAAGAGTGAGGAAGAATACAAAGACAAACTTTTGAAAGACATGATTGAGTTTTGGTATGGTGGAAACAGTGCTGCATTACAAGAGAAATTGAATAACAACTAAATAATAAAAAATTTAAAGCAATTAGGACATCAGAGAAATCTGATGTCTTTTTTATTGCAAAGCGGAAACTAATTAAAATAAATAGTGTCGATTGACAATATAAAAGAAAAGGGGTATAATATGGAAGATAATAAAAATATTGGATACAAATTATTTAAGGTTAAATCTAGTCGACCAGGGAAGTTATTTCCATTATATGTTTATGCTAACGAAGAAACACCAATGAATGAGTGGGTAGATGCTAAACTTGGTGAAGTTGCTTCTGACGGAAAACATGTTAAATCTAAGCTTGGAGAATTAGCCTTACGAGGTGGATGGCATTTAAACGAAAATGTTCCTCATGTAACTCACATTGGACGGAAAGATGAGAATGGGAATATTGCTTATCTGTTTGAAGATCAGGTGTGGTGTGAAGTTGAATACTCAAATAATATTGACTATCAACCATTAGTCAATGAGAATGGTAAAAATAAACAGGGGAAAGTTATTCCTAAGAATGCTTGTATGAGAGAAGTTCCGGTTGATGGATTTTATAGATATAAAACAAATGCAAATCAAAGTGAGCCTTGGATTATTGCCGGTGCAATTAAGATTAATAGAGTATTATCTGATGCAGAAGTTTACGATATCTGTAAGGCAAAAGGTTATGATGCTCTTCCTAGATTCGGTGGTGAATTTGATGTCGCAAAATATGGGTTTGAGAATTTGATTAGTAAGTATAAAAGTAATATTGCAGTTTAAAATAATAAAAAGATAAGTGGAAAGGCGTTAATTATAATGGCAGGTTTGTTTGGATTTCTTTATACAACATTTACTTTAGGAACAAAAGCTATAGTGTCTATTAAAGAAAATATTGAAAATAAAAATTATAGACAAGATGCAATTCAAAATAATGAATTTACATATATTGATTCAAAAGGAAATACATGTTCTACAAAAGATGGTAGAAAAGTAATGTATGCTAATGAATATTTACATGGTTATAATAATCTGCCAGATAAAGTTTTAAAATATGTTGACACTGACGAAATTATAAGAAATTTTTCCAAAGAAGATAGAGATTTAACTGAGGCATATTATTATAATGAGGCTAAAAAGTTGAATAGAACAGCATATAGAATTGGTGGAAAACATGATAACTATTGTAATGTAGGAGAAGGAAAACCAAAAGGATATAGATATAAAGATATGTCTACTAATGCAATTTATGTAATAAGACAATTTAATAATATGCGATTTTATATGGATATAAACACTGGTCTTCTTGTCAGAAAAACAGATGGTCAGTTAAAATTAGATGAAGAAAGAAAAAAACAAAATGGTCATTTATCTGATTTTTTAAAAGATATTAAAGAAAACACAATGAATAGAGTTAACAAAGATTTGTTACTATTTCAGGAAAGAAATAATTTAATTGATTACAAGAATAATCAATGTTTCTTAGATGGTAGAGATTTATATGAAGAAACAGAAAAATAATGGAGGATAATAAAGTATGAATAAAATAAAAGAATATATATTGTACAGAAACGAAGAAAGGAAACCATATTTAAATATAAAAAGCGAATTCGATTATGAAACAAAGTATTTTGATACTTCTTATGAGATTGCACATATGATGGTTGATTTATATTCAATGCATGAATTATTTACAGAATATTCATATGTGATTGGATTTGATTGTTCTGGTACAATTCTAGGAATTATTGAATTAAGTCATGAAACAGATACTCAAACACCTACACCGATTAAAATAATGTTTATATCATTGTTGTTAATGGGTGCAAATAAATTTGTATTGGTTCATAATCATCCTAATAATGCAATGGAGGCTAGTATTGCTGATATAAACTTAGGAAGTAAGGTTGCTCTTGGAGCAAATTTGTTAGGATTAGAATTTTGGGATCAAATCATTATTGGAGATGAAGATTTTATTAGTATGAAAAACGAAAAATTAATGTAGGGAGGAATACTTATGAAAGGTAGATTAGAACACGAATTAAGGACAACACAAAATATTGAAAAGTTATTACTTCAATTGCCTGAATGTGTTTCTGATTTTTATTATAATATGCAAATTTCAAGAGAACCTATGACTTGTCTAGAATATATAAGAAAAATTAAAACATTTTTAGATTATGCTAATTGTGATGTAGATAAAATTGATGGAAGAATAATAGGACATTATTTTAAAGAAATAAAATTAAAAAGAGACAAAGAAGGTAGAATTATTGGTTCTACATCTTTTACACATCAAAAGACAGTGTGGACAGTTTTAAATAGATTTTTTTGTTATTTAGTAAGTACTGGAATTATTTCAAATAATCCAATGAGTAATACAGAAAGACCTTCTAATAAAGATGATGTAAAAAGAAAGTTTTTGTCAATTGAAGATCTTAATGCAATTCTTCAAACAGTGCAAAATGGTGCTGGCACAAATAGGGCAATTGCAAAACAAAAAGATTGGATAGAAAGAGATGTTTTGATTATGTTTCTTTTTATGAATACAGGCATGAGAAAAACGGCATTAAGTGAAATTAATATAGAAGACATATCTTTTCAAGATAGAGAATTAACAGTTACAGATAAAAGGAACAAGACGCAAATATATAATATAAATGATGAAATGGAAGACGTTCTTAATACTTGGCTTGTGAAAAGAGATGTTTTATTAAAAGGAGAACAAAATGATGCTTTATTTATTTCTTCTTTCCGAAAAAGAATAAGTGAAAGAGCAATTTATGACCTTGTAAAAAAGTATTCAGAAGAAGCATTAGGATATTGCATTAGTCCACATAAGTTAAGAGGCGCTTTCATTTCATTATATTATGAAGCTACTGGTGGTGATATAAAGGCTGCGTGTGAAGCGGCTGGTCATGCAGATATATCAACTACTAGCATTTACATTACAAAGAAAAATAATTCAAGAAAAGAAGCACAAAATTTTATGTCAAAAAATTTAATACTCAGTAAATAAAAAAGACTAGACAAAATAATCAATAAACGTTACAATTTAATTAGTGTTTAAGAAAGGTGGTAAATTATGCTAAAAGATAAAAGAGAGTTAGAATTATATTTAGAAAAGAAAATTTTAAATTTTATTTCTGACACAGAATTGTGCAATAAGATTTACGATTATGTATTAGAAAAATATAACATACCAAGAGCCACTACTTCAGATTATTTGTCTTTAAGAAATCCATTAGCTGAAGCAAATGATTTTGTTCTGTTTTGTCTTTTGGATTCTATTGAAAAAATAACAAATGAAAACAAATCTGTAATTTCAAATTTTTATGTAGAGAAGGAGGTTAAGACATATTCTACATCTCAATTTAAAGTAGATAAAATTAAGTTCCCATTGAAATTTAAAGCTATTCAAATCTCAGAAGACCAATGGAGTAGTTCTATTGATTTCAAAACGTTAATGAAATTAAGAGCAGCACAATTAATTATCTATAATGAAAACACTCAAAGAACTATGAAGAGAATGGTTTATAACGAAAAAGAAATTTATAAAATCGAAATTAATAAATCTTCGGTTGAAGAAATAGAAAGACTTTATAAAGATGGAACTTATATTCCAACACCTTTGACATTTAATATTCCAATGGATTCAGACACTAATTTTTATTACGATGAAGATAAAATGGAATTAGTAATTAATTCTTTGGAGGGGTTTGATATTGTTGATGGGTATCATAGGTATTTAGCTGCTTGTAAGGCTTGTGATTCTGAAAAGGGAATTAATTTTACAATGGAATTAAGAATTGTTAATTTTCCAGAAGATAAAGCTCAACAATTTATTTATCAGGAAGATCAAAAAACAGTAATGACAAAAGCAGATAGTAATACTTATGATCAAACAAGTCTTGCTAACAGAATAGTTGAAAGATTAAATAAGAATCCACAGAGTAATATAAGTGGATTAATTGGAAGAAATAAGTCTATAATTAATTATAGTGATTTAACAGAACTTATTTCGTATTTTTGTATAGATACAGTTGATGTTAAGAAAAAGAATTCTAACAGTAGTATTATTAGTATTTCAAACAACTTAATAGAAATGTTTAATCTTTTAACAGAATATAATATTGAATACTTAGAAAAAAGATATTCATACAAAAAATTATTTGTCGTTATGTATTGTTTCAATTATTTTGAAAACAAAGATAAGACAGATATGTGTAAAACAATTGACCTAATGTTAAAAAGAACAGAAATATTGGATAATGAAATATTTTATAAAAGTAAATCCAAGAAAAATGTTATTAATGAACTAGAGAAAATAATAAAGGAGGTACTATAGTATGTATAATGCTGAATACAAAGAAAGATTTATATCTGAAAGAGAAAAAGAATGCATTTTGCCAAATGGGTATCTTAGATGTCAATTTAAAAAAGTATCTTCTATGGAACATGAGTTAAATAAAGATGTAAGTAATTTTACTTTTTATGAAATTATTGAGTATTATAAATTATTGAATACGCATTCTGCAAATATATTAAGAGTCCTTAATTCGCAATTGTCTTATTATACTCAATGGTGTTTACAACATAATCTTGTCGTTGATGGTCAAAATCATTTCCTTGAAATGAGAACGGAAGATTATGAATCATGTATTAATACAAGACTATTTGATCTAACGATTGTAAATAGAAGCACAGTATTAGAATGGGTAGATGCATTACCAAATCCAAAAGATCAACTTATTTTATTAGGATTGTTTGAGGGAATAAAAGGAAAAGATTTTTGTGAATTAGGTAATCTAAGACCAGAAGATGTTAATGAAAATATTGTAAAATTATATACAGGAAGGGTAATTCAAATATCTAATAAATTATCTAGTATTATTAATGATTGTATTTTAGAAGATACGTATTATAGTACCACCGGAAAAGAAAAGAAAACAATGCCTTTAATTAATAAAGGATATGTCATTAAAGATTACCCTAACACAAAAGATGGAATAAGTGAATTTCAACGTGGGAGACAAATTTACAATAGTGTTCAAAGAATTATGCAATTTATAGGAGTATATCCTAGCATTTCTGCAAGTCAGATATATGAATCTGGTAAATTGCATATGATAAAGGAACGTTCTGAACAATTGGGTATTAATTGTATAGATTATATAAATTCTAATCATATAAATGAAGTTGAAAAAAAATATAACTGTACTATTATGAAAAAATATTATATAATAAAATATAAGAACTACTTGGATTGAACCAGGTAGTTCGAACAAACGTTTTACTGGTTAAAATAAAACGATATACAAAAGATAATAATTGTAGTAATATATTGGTAAATAAATATAATTGACGGAGGTAGACGAAAATGGTGCTAATCAAAGAAAACATTACAGAGGCAGTTACGATGCTTAAAAATTTACTTGCTAAATGCATAGACGAAAAGATAATTATTGATATTCATGGGAATATTGATGGATTTGTTGTTAGATATTCTTCTGTATTAGATGAATTTTATGTTGATCACGAAGAATTATGTTTAATTTGCGGCTGGTTTGAAGTATATAATAATAATATTATTACTGATATTAAATTTTCAGTGCCAGAAAAGAGTGTACATATAAATTTTTCAAACGGAGAGTTGTATATTGATTTAAACAAATTTGATAGCAATTTAGATTAATAATAGGATGGATAGTTTAAATATTAAACTGTCCATTTTATTTAAAAAACTAATTAAAATAAAAATAACAAAACCATTGACAATTTAATAAGGGTATTATAGTATTATGGTAGAAAATGGAAATCAAATTTGGTTTTTATTAAGTAGGAGAGATAGTTATGAAGATACCAAACAATACAAATTATTTTGAATATTATAATGCAAATCCCAAAAAGAAACACACAACAGATTGTGTTATTAGGGCAATCTGCGCTGCATTAAATCAGACATACGAACAGACATTAAGAGAACTTACAGACCTGCAAATTAAAACAGGATATGATATGTCAGATGTAAAATGTTTTGGAAAATATCTTGAAAGTAAAGGTTGGAAAAAACAGAAACAACCACGCAAGACAGACAACACTAAGTATACCGGAAAAGAATTTTGTCAAGCACTTAACCGTGATATTTTAGCAGTAGGTAATAATATTATTGCAAACATTGGTGGACATCATATAGTTTGCATTAAAGAAACAAGTGGGTCACATGGAACATTTAAGGTGCATGATATTTGGGATAGTACTGGTGGATGCATTGGTAATTATTGGACAAAGGAAATTGATAATCAAATCTAGTTTTTATGGAGAGGTGATTAAATGGAATGGAAAGATTTAAGCAATGAAGCAGCGAATGTTATAGAATGGATTGAAAATCCATATACAGGTAGAAGAGAAACAATTTCTATTGAAGTTGGTGGATACTTTAATCCTATCAATATGGTAAATATACAGATAACAGAAGAATTATTTAAAGAGATTTTGTCTTGGGTTGAGAATGATAAAGAACTTATTTACAACTATAAATATGCTGAGAAGAAATTGACATTTAGATTGCGTGATGATAGTTGTATAAAGTTGCATTAGTATCTTGACGAAACCGGGTTTTTATTTAGGAGATAACGGAGGTAAAATTATGAATCATTATAAAGTAGAGGAAACACAATTTGGAACAAAGACAAGTCATCCTAGTTATGGAACATTAGCTTTCAGTAGAAGAACTGGTAATGCAAGACCTTTGTTCGGAAGTAGTATTGAACATAAAGATATTATTGCTATGACATTGTATCATGCAGATATTACAAGAGGATTGCATTATGATTCTATTTATGGAGATAAGGCAATTGCAGAAGTAGAGATGAGTTATTCACAATTTGCAGAAGCAATTACATCTATGAATATGGGAACCGGAGTTCCTGTTACTATTCGTTGGACAGAGAAAGATGGCAATATACCTCCTTGTGAATTTGTTAGCAAGAGAGAACAGTTTGCAAGTGAATTCAAAGAGAAACGTAAGAAAGCAACAAATGAATCACAGAAACTTATTAAAGAGGTAGCAGATTTATTTAATCAAAAGAAGTCTTTAACTAAGGCAGATAAAGAAGAAATTCTTAGAAAGTTGTCCAAGTTAAATTCTGATATTGGTTGTAATTTAGATTTTATTGCAGATCAGTTTAATGAACAAATGGATAAGACTGTAATGGAAGCAAAAGGAGAAATTGAATCTTTCATGCAGAACAAAGTTAATTCTATTGCAAGTGCTGCTTTAGTAGAACATAAAGATGTTTTATTAAAATTGGATAATCCGGTTGACATGGAAGAATAAATAAAATGCTGTTTCTATTAGGAGGTAAAATGAGCACAGGATTTAATTGGTTCAAGGAATATAAGATTGAAAAAGATGAGTATTTCTTAACAGATGGTTATTATAAAGTTACCTATATAGATGGTGGCGACACTTCGCATTCTTCCGGCAATATTGGTAAGTGTCAGGATTTATTAGAAAAGTATGGCGGTAAGAGAATTCCTTATGTATGTGAAGACTGGATTGATTCTTTAGATAAAAAATTAAACTTAGTTGAACCATCTGAAATGTCAGAGATGTGTAGAAAAGTATTGGAAACAACAGAAGTAGATGACGTTGATATGAGAGATAGAATGGAATGGTTCAAGAAGTTATCAGATGAAGGATATTATTTGGCATATGATTATGATTGATAAAAGACGGGTTTGATTGGAGGTAATTAAAATGAAAACAACATATTGTGGAGTAAAAGCAAGTAAAGAACAGAACGAAATGATTAATTTTCAAAGAACAGAAGATGGAATGATTCATGTCTACTTAGGCAGCTCTGATGTGGCTTTTACAGTAAAAGAAACAAAAGAGATTATAGAGAAATTAAAATCTCTCGTGAAGTAAATAAAAGAATGGTTTGATTTAGTGAGGTAATTGATATGACTTGTGAAGAATGTATTAATAATTTAAAACACTATAAAGAAAATCCTATTAATCCAACAAGAAATGGTTGGAATTTTGGTGGAAACGGAAGGACAGCTGAAGATGTTGACAATTTGGAATTGCAAAGATTTGTTGATACAATGAATAAGGCTATAAAAATTATTAATAAATATGAACAGATGAAACAGGCGACAAAAGGCTGATTTGATGGAGGTATTAAGATGAATAGATGGCATTTAACAGATGAAATTAGAGAAAAATTTAAACCCATTTTACAAGAGTATTTCAATAAAGTTGAAACTGTTACAGTTGAACAAGTAGAACATATGGCTAATGAAGAACTTGGTTTAGATTTATCCGATACTGGAATTAACCCATCTCAGTTAGTTGATTTACTCGAAGAATTTGGATATGAAGAAACAGATAGAGATGACAATGGATGGGAATTAGACTTTTGGATTGATATGAAAAGAAAAGACGGAAAATGTTTTGATTCTACATGTGAACACTTAGTAGTGTCTGGCTGCGGAATGACGTTTGAATTAAAAATTTGGATTGATGGAATAGATTTTTAGTAAACCAAATTCTAGTTTGATTAGGAGGTTAAATTATGAAGTATGCAGATGCTAAGAAGTTGCATAACGGAGATGAAGTAACTGTAAAAGAAACAAAACAGATTCTTACGGTAATACGAGCTTACGAGCCAAGACCTATGAATATGATTTACAGAAAGAATATTCTAATTGAGTGTGATGATGGAAATACATATCATCATACCAACATACGATAAAAGTGAAATTTGATAAGGAGTGTGATTGATATGACAAAGACAGAAATTAAAACAGCTACAAACAATAATTTAATAATGGAATTAGTTAATACATATGCAATCATTGTTTCTAAAAATGGGGTAAGATGCAAATCAGAAGACAAGATTATTAATGATGTAGCAAATGAACTGTTAAACAGAGGACTTCTTACAAAAGAAGACATTGAATATTTAAATAAATAAAAGGATTATTTTATTAAATAGCCGAAACTAGTTAAAATAAAATATATAAAGAAACGGAGACGAATAATGGATAAGATTAAAAGAATTAAAGAGTTAACAGAAAAGTTACATAAAGCTTCAATTGCATATTATCAGAATGACAATCCGATTTATACAGATAAACAGTATGATGAAATGTATGATGAGTTAGAGCAGTTAGAAAAAGAAATGAATTTGGTGTTAGCGAATAGTCCTACAAATAAGGTTCAGGGATTTATCTTAGAAGGGTTAAATAAAGTAACTCATAGTAAACCAATGTTATCATCTAATAAAACAAAAGATGTAAATGAGATTAAGAACTTTATTGGAAATAGAAGTGTTATGGGGTCTTACAAATTGGATGGTCTCACATTAGTTACAAGATATTCAAAAGGTAAACTTGTTAAAGCTATCACAAGGGGTAGTGGTACAGAAGGCGAGGACGTAACAGAACAAGCAAAGATGATTTCAAATCTTCCTTTAACAATCCCTTTTGATGGACAGTTAGAACTTCGTGGCGAATGTGTTATTTCATGGAAGAACTTTAATAAGATTAATGAGTCTTTAGAAGAACCTTATTCACATCCACGTAATCTGGCCGCTGGGAGTTTAAGAACATTAGACACTAATATTACAAGAGAACGTAAACTTGAATATGTAGTATTTGAATTAGTAAGTTATAATAAAGACAATACATATAGAGCTTTTAGTTATAGAAATCAGTCATTGAATTGGTTAGATTCGCTTGGATTTACAACCGTAGAAAGAGTAAGTATTCCGGCTCCTGGTTGTGAAGGTTCTCCTTGTTTTGACGGTTCTAATATCTGTAATAACGCAGAAGATGTTGTTAAAAATATGACTGCTATAAAAAGCGAAATACCAGTAGATGGATTGATTTTTAACTATGAAAATCTTAGCTATGCAGCTTCATTAGGTAGTACTTCACATCACCCATTAGATATGATTGCACTTAAATGGCAAAATGAAACATTCGAAACAGAGTTGTTAGATATCGAATGGAATACTACTAGAACAGGTCGTATTAATCCTACTGCAATATTCAAGCCAGTATTAATCGAAGGAAGTTCCGTTTCAAGAGCTACCGTACATAATGTAAGTATTATGGAAGAACTAAGTTTAGGTAAAGGAGATACGATTACTGTATATAAGAGCAATCAGATTATTCCAGCAATTGATGAAAACTTAACTATGTCAGGAACATTTGAACCTCCTTCGGTGTGTCCTTGTTGTGGTAAAGATACAGAAATTCATAATGAAAATGGAACTAAGACATTGCATTGTACAAATCCGGATTGTGAGGCAAAACTATTATCTAAGTTATCACATGCAGCAAGTAAGAATGCATTGAATATTGATGGTATGTCAGATGCAACACTTGAGTTTTTGATTAAAGAACTTGGTATAAAGTCAATCAAAGATTTATATCAAATCCCTTTTTACAATGAGATTTATGAAAAATGGATTGAGACTCCTGGATTTGGAAAGAGAAGTGTAGATAAGTTAAGAGATGCAATCGAGAAGAGCAGAAACACTACACTTGAAAGATTCTTGTATGCTCAGAGTATTAACTTAATCGGCAAAACTGCGAGCAAGGATATTAGTAAATACTGTAAAGGAAGCATTGATACATTCTGTGACATCATGGCTAATGGCAATAAAAGAGAGTTTTTATCTATTGATGGTTTCGGTCAGACAATGTTGGAATCCCTTAATGATTGGTACGAAAATCATTGGATTGAGTTCTTAGCATTGAAGAGTGAGTTTAATTTTGAGGAAGTAAAAGTAAAAAATAGTGTAAGTGGTATAAGTCTTGATGGTAAGACATTTGTTATCACCGGTTCTCTTGAGCATTTTGCTAATAGAGAAGCTTTGGTTGAAGTAATTACATCTTTAAATGGTAAGGTAAGTGGTTCGGTGAGTGCCAAGACTTCTTATTTAATTAATAATGATGTAAATAGCAGTTCGTCTAAGAACGTTAAGGCAAAAAGTTTGAATATTCCTATTATATCAGAACAAGATTTTATGAAAATGATAGAAGGAGATTGATTATGATTAAAATGGTAATGCTCTGCGGTTTACCGGGTGCTGGTAAGAGCTTATACGCAGATAAGTTAAAAGAAGAAGGCTATGTTATTCATTCTTCTGATAAGATTAGGGAAGAATTTAGTGATATAAACGATCAGAGCAATAATCAAGAAGTTTTTGTTACTTTACATAAAAGGATTAAAGAGGATTTAAGAAACGGAAAGAGCGTGGTGTATGATGCCACAAACTTGAATCGGAAAAGAAGAATGGCTTTTCTTAATGAGTTGAAGCATATTTCGTGTGAGAGAATTTGTATATTAGTGGCTACTCCTTATGAAATGTGTGTTGTTCAGAATTTTAAAAGAGATAGAAGAGTACCGGTAGAAGTAATTTGGAATATGTATAAAAGTTTTAACGTCCCATGCGAACAAGAAGGATGGGATGATATTATTGTACATTATCCAAATAAAGAGTGGAAAGAGTACTATGGATGTGTTGCAGACCATATAAATGAGTTGTGTGATTTTAATCAAGAGAATCATCACCATGTTCTTACTCTTGGCGAACACATGAAAAAAGCTGGTAATTACTTGTTTGATGTTTTGCGTAAAGAATCAGATGTTGTCCATGCAGCATTTACTCATGATATTGGTAAAGTAGATACTAAAGAATTTAAGAATGGGAAAGGAGAACCTACAGAAGAAGCTCACTACTACAATCATCATTTTGTTGGATCTTATAAGTGTCTATTTTTTGAATATCCTTCTAGGGTAAATAAAATGTACGTTTCATTGTTAATAGAATTACATATGAAACCATATTTAGAATGGAAACAGTCTGGGAAATCCAAAGAAAAAGATAAAGTATTGTTCGGTGATAAGGTATTTGATGATGTAATGATGTTACATCAGGCAGATGTATGGGCACATTAAAAATAAATTAAACTAGTTAAAATAAAAGTGTTGACAACAAATGAAAATTATGCTATCTTATAATCAAGCAAGATATATGAAGAGCAAGTAGAGTTTGTTTAAAATTAAACTAGTTAAAATAAAAATGTTTCAAAAAAAATGTTGACAATGATTGGTAATTGTGGTAAGGTAATTATGGTTGATGGAGATATTTTTTTTAACATAAATTAAACTAGTTAAAATAAATATCTAAGAAAACAACAAATAAAAATGGTTTTTATCGAAAGTTCGAAATGCTTTTGGCATAACCTCCTTTCTTAAATATGTACAACTCTTTATGTGGTAGAGTATAAAGAACCACTAAAACTTAGGGCTATCGCCAAGCGGTAAGGCTCATGACTTTGACTCATGCATTCGTAGGTTCGAATCCTACTAGCCCTGTTTTCATTATTCAATTTTCTTTAATATAAAACCGGCTAGGCGGTATATCCTAGCAATTTGGATCTGAAGCTCAACGGTTGAGCAAACGCCTCATAAGCGTCAGGCTGCGTGTTCGAATCACGTCAGATCCACTGAAGTTTGTACAACTTCCTTCCAAATTATAATAAAAATCTGTAATGTGTTCTTCGTTAGTGGAGGCTAAAGCATATTACAGACCAAGTGCCATTAGCTCAGTCGGTAGAGCACATGACTTTTAATCATGGGGTCAAGGGTTCAAATCCCTTATGGCACATTCGGTTGACATACCGAACCTCCTCTTTAGTAATATGTGTAATCGGTGGGATGCTTATACCTAAAACACATTGATGGAAAGACAGAGCATTAAGCTGATGTTAGATTAGGTCTGTCATGGTTTTCTAGTGTTCTTTCACCAATCATTGAGAGGTTTATGTGAAAAGAAAAGAATCGCAGTTGAGGCTTTTGCAGATTGTGCCAACATTGACAGAAAAACAATACTGTATACTGGGCGAGTTGATCATAGCCTGGGCTTGCAAGTTGATGGTTTGTCGCATACAGTGGTGGAGCAGACTGGTCTGTTGTAGGTTCGAATCCTACTGTGACAATTTACCGTGTTCGGTGCACAAACACGGAATTATAAGGAGAAAAATCATGAAAGTAAGATTAATTGCAAAAACAATTGCAGTGGCTATTATTATCTTTGTTTACAAAGTAATTATGAATTTTATAGAACCACTTATATCACCACTTATTACTAACGAATTAGTGATAAATCAAATGAATAATACAGTGGGTTCTAATTTCTGGTTGCAATTATATACATATATTTCTAATCATGCGTGGGTTGGATTAGTGATAATAATAGTAGTTTTGTATTTTAAAGAAGTATTTGAAATTATTAATTTAATTAAGGAGAAAAGAAATGAAAAGTATTAAGAAGTTTACAGTATTGAGTTTTATGATGGTGTTTATGTTGTTATGCATGACTGGTTGTAGAAGACCATATGATAGACCGGAGTTTGTAACGATTGAAGCAAGTCAGACAGCTTTCCTTATTCCTTTAACTGGTGATACAACTGATCAGGCATCGTTTGCATCAGAAGAATTATTGGAACAAGCAAAGGTAGCAACAAAGGAAATTCAGATTCCGCATCGTTGGGTACAGACTGGTAGGCAAGGTTGGATGGGAGAATGGAGGCCGTCTGCAAAACTTATTGTTGTAGAACGCAAGCCAGTATCTCGTTCATGGAATTCCGGTGATACAGCAGCTACAAGTCAGAATGCTATTTGGGGTGAGACTTCAGATGGTATTGGAATCTATGTTGGTATGAGTTGTTCTGCTCAGATTAACGAAGAAGATGCAACTAAGTTCTTATATAGATTTAACAATACTTCACTTGAGACTATTATTGACAATGAAATTAAGACAATGGTTAAAGATGAATTTAATCGTCAAGTAAGTAAATATACTAGTGCAGAACTTCATGTTAATAAAGAAGAGATTATGACAACCGTTAAAGATACTGTAACTACATATTTTAAAGAATACGGTATTACTATTACTGTTCTTGGAATGAATGAAGGTTTATCTTTTGAAAACGATTCTATTCAGAAAGCTATTGATGAGAAGTTTGCATCAGAACAGAAGTTAGTTACACAACAGAATGAGAATGAAGTTGCTATTGCTAAAGCACAGGCAGAAGCTGAAGCTGCTAAGATTAAGGCAGAAGCAGATGCAGAAGTTTTGAGAATTGCTGCTGAGGCAGAAGCAGATGCAAATAGAAAGATTGCAGATTCTCTTACAAAAGAATTGATTGATAAGATTAAGTATGAAACTTGGAATGGAGTATTACCACAGGTTCAGGGCAATTCAACACCTATCATTAGTATTGAATAAAGAAAATTATGAAGAGAAATATAAATATTATTACTATCACTGAGGAGGTAATTCCTTGGTGATAGGCTCTGCAAAGCAGGGTAGTGAAGCCAGGGTGGCAAAAGAAAGAGCATTAGCTCATATTGAAATGATTTCGGAACTCAATCCAATTACTGACTATGACCGTGTTGAACAAGCAACTATTCTTGGTTGGAGAGTAGTAGTTCGCAAGGGTGAATTCAAAGTTGGTGAAATGTGTTGTTATTTTGAAATTGATTCAAAATTAAAAGAAACAGAATGGACGGAATTTCTTCGTCCGAAACATTTTAAGATTAAAACACAGAAGATGTGTAAAACAATTTCGCAAGGATTGGCATTACCTATATCCGCTATTCCAGAATTACAAGGAAAAGATTTAAAAATTGGTGATGACGTTACAGAATTACTTGGAGTAACATATTCTGTAGAAGAAGACAATCATCGTAAATCTAAGAATGGTGATCCGAATGCTAAATACAAATCTATGGCAGCAAGACACCATAAGTTATTTAAAACAAAGCCTTTTAGATGGTTAATGAAAAAGCCTTGGGGAAGAAAATTATTATTCTTTTTATTTGGCAAAAAGAAAGATAAGCCAAAATCATTTCCAGAGTGGATTGTAAAGACAGATGAAACAAGAATAGAGAATGCTCCATTTTATCTTGAAAGTACTGAACCTTGGGTAAAGACAGAGAAGATAGATGGTACGAGTAGTACATATGCAATTGATTATTCCAAAAATAAAAAAGGAGAATTTATTGTTTGTTCACGTAATGTAAGACAAGCAGATGAAAAACAAGAATGTTATCATACCTGTGGAAATGTTTATTGGGAAATGGTTGGAAAATATAACATTGAATATTCTTTGAGAAGTATTGCAGGTGTTAGAGATGCAAAAAGAGTAGTACTTCAAGGAGAGACTTATGGTGAGTCGATTCAAGGAAATCCATATAAGTTAAAAGAAAGAAGATTCGCAGCTTTTAATCTTATTGTAGACGGAGTTAGATTAAGTTCTACAGAAGCAAGAGATGCATTATCTAGTTATGATATTCCTTTTGTACCAATTATTGATACAGAATATTATCTACCAAAAGATATGGAAACTTTTAAATTAGAAGCAGATGGCAAATCAACTGTTTCGGATGTACAAAGAGAAGGATTTGTTTACAGAAGTTTAGATGGCACTAAGAGTTTTAAAAACGTTAGTCGTGAGTTTTTACTCAAACATTCTTAAATGCAACAAGTCAGTCAATAATACAGAAAGGAGAATGGAATGAGTGGAATTAATAAGATCAAGTAAACATGATAAAAAATGTAGAAAATGCAATTTTAAATTCACTTATACATCTGAAGATACGTGGTGGGATTATAGTGGTTTCACAAATACCAAACTTGTTAAGTGTCCGGATTGTGGATGTGTGCAAGCAGTTAAGTATGAAGAAGGCTTTGGATTAGATGTGAATAGTGATAGCAGATTCTACGAATATAATAAAAAATAATTTAAACTAGTTAAAATAAAATAGTTAATAATAATTAAAATAATAAATGATAAAAAGGAGATTTTTAAAATGGCAAAGAAGGAAAGAACGCCTTTGGCAAAGAGTAATGGATGGACTAGTGTATTCAACCTTGTTGGTGAAGTAAAGCTTAGTGATTATACTTTTAAGCTAGATGAGAAAAGTGAAAAAAGTGATTGGGTTTATAATGCATTTAATTTAGGTATTGATTGTGGCGAAAAGTATGGAACAGTATATGCTGAACTCATGGGTGGATATGGTTCTGAAAGAACAAACAATGTAGTTTATGTACATGGAAAGAAAGAAGATGGTTCAGATGATTTCAAGAATCAATATACAATTGATTGGGATGACCGTTTTGATGAGTCTATTTTAGAGGACGTTGGAGATTTATGTTATCTTACGATTGGTCTTGAAAAAGACTCTAAAGATAAGACATTCTATAAGAAGTTCCTTACTCCTTATGACTTTATCGCATACGCATCAGAACATCTTGAAGATGGAATGGTAGTAAATGTAAGAGGTCAGCTCAAGTACACAGTTTACAATGGTAATATTCAGTGCAGAAAAGAAATTAATAGTATTGCATTGTCTTCTGCAACTCCTGACAAGTACAGAGCAACATTCACTCAGACTATGTTATTAGATAGAGATTCTGTTACTAAGGATTCTATTGATAAAGATAAGGGAGTTATCAATGTAGATGCGATGATACTCGAAAAATTTAAAGAATATAACGGTTGGGATTTGACTGATGGTGGAAAGGTTAAGGGCGGTGCATTCGTTCCTTTACACAAGAACTTCGAATATGAAATCAATCCTGAGAAGCCGGAACTTACAACTGCTGTTATCAACAAACTTTTTAAAGTTAAGAAGGGTGTAATGCAGGTGACTTTTGAAGGTGACTTTATCGAAGCTGGAAGCACTGTTCAGGCTACACTCGATGACTTGACTGATGATATAAAAGAATTAATTTCTTTGGGACTTTATACCGAAGAGGAAGCTTTGGCTAAGTGTACAGTAGGTGGTTCTAAGGAGAGAAGAATGATTCTTAGAAAGCCAACCATCAAGATGATTGACGGTGCGAATGAAGGTGAAAAGATTCCTCAAATTCAGCGTTTCGAAGAAGTATTTACTGAAGAAGATATGCTTTTAGAGTGTTTGACCGAAAAGGAAACAGATGAAGATGATGATACAGACGAAGTTCCTTTCGAAGAAGAAGCAGTAGAAGAAACAACTGTAGATGAAGATGACGAATTGCAGGCATTATTGAATGCTCTCGATTAATTTTTGAAATATTAAGAAACTAGTTAAGATAAAACCACTGCCTAAAATACGGCAGTGGTAACACCAAAGAGGATACATAATGTCAGCATTTCAAGATTTAACAGGGCAAAAATTTAATCATTTAACTGCTAGATATCGTGGAGAAGATTTAATTAAACCAAATGGGAAACATAGAATTCGTTGGTGGTGTGAATGTGATTGTGGTAATCCAGAGTTGGTTTTAGTGCTTGCATATAATTTGAAAAATGGACATACGAGTTCATGTGGTTGTAGACAATATTTAGGAAATCCTAAACCTAATCATTATGATTTAAGCAATGATTATGGCATAGGATGGACAAATAATGGAGAAGAATTCTTATTTGATAAAGAGGATTATGAATTAATCAAGGATTATACATGGTTTAAAAATCCATATGGATATATTTTTACACATTTAGAAGATAATTATATATATATGCATAGATTAGTAACTCAAACTTATAATAGGAAAATCAATATAGATCATATAAATCATTGCACATCAGACAATCGAAAAGAAAATTTGAGAGCATGCAGTATGTCACAAAATCAAATGAATAAAAAGAAACAGATTAATAATACAAGTGGTTATACTGGTGTTCAATGGTATAAAAGCAGAAATAAATGGAGAGCAGTAATAGAAGTTAATAAAAAAGTACATCATTTAGGTTATTTTGATAAAAAAGAAGATGCAATAAAAGCTCGTAAAGAAGCAGAGGAAAAGTATTTCGGAGAGTGGTCTTATGACAACTCTATGAAATAAACAAAAACTAGTTAAAATAAAAAAAGGAGAATATATAACATGGCGTTTGGAAAGAAAAACAAAGTAAAGATTGATCCATTTAGTTACAACACTGGTTTACTTGGAGAGCCTGGTATTGGTAAAACTACAATTATTAAAGAAATGTGTGAAAAGCATTTAGGAGAAGATGGATATCTTTTTGTAGAATGTGGTAAAGAAGATGGTGCTGATGCAATTGAAGGAATTTCATATATTAACTGTCCAGAGTATTCAGCAGAATATGATGAATATAACAACTCTGTTGGTTTCTCAGAACTTATCGAAGATATTATTGAAAACAAAACGACAGAATATCCCAACTTAAGAGTTGTAGTAATTGATACCTATGATCAGTTAAGAGAGATTTTTATTCCGGAAGTTGTTAGGTTGCATAATAAGGAAAACCCTGATAAGAGAATAAAGTCAATTAAAGCTGCATTTGGTGGATATATGGCAGGAGAAGATATGGTTGATGATATGATTCTTGATGCTTTATGGTCACTCAAAACTGTAGGAGTACATTTTATTTGTATCGGTCACTTAAAACAACGTGAAGTTACAGATGCAATTTCAGGTGATTCTTACATGCAGGTTACAACAGATATGTCAATGCGTTCATTTAATAAGTTAAAGAACAAGTTGCATTTCCTTGGTGTGGCTACGATAAATAGGGAAATTGTAAAAGAGAAGAAAAACTCTAAGAGCAAGGAAGAAAAAGGTGTAATTACTGGCGAAAGTAGACAGATTACATTTAGAGATGACAACTATTCAATTGATTCAAAAAGTCGTTTTGCTTCGATTGCTAGCCAGATTGATTTTAGTGCAGATGTTTTGTATCAGACATTATGTGATGCTATTGAAGCAGAATCTAAGAAATCTGGTCGCTCCGTAGAAGATGTAAAGAAAGAACAGGATAAGGCAGAAGCTTCTCGTCTTAAAGAAATTGCAAAAGCAGAAGAAAAGAATAAGTCTAAGAAAGAAGTAGATGCAGTAATCGAAAAGATTAATGACTATCTGAAGGAAAATAAAAGTGATTTAGCTAAGATTAAGCCTATTTTGGCAAAATGTAAGGAAGTAGCAGGTGTAAAGACACCTTCTGAACTGACAACTCTCGAAGATGCATTGGCAGTATTAGAAGTTATTGAAGCATAATTTTATCATGGGTTATACCCGTTATACCCTTTGAGACTGAGAGGGTAAAACCTCTCGGTCTTATTTATTAGGAGAGAAGAAAATGACAGTATATGAATTAATACAAGAATTAACACAGTATGATGCAAATAAAGAAATCGAATTTAGATTTGAAGCAAAATTTGATACAGATGTAAAAGCTGAATTTGATAGAGATAGCGAAGATGATATTCAAGAAGTAACAGTTGAAGCATCATTTGATGATACGATTGAGTATTATGATTTAGATGACGATAGATGGAATAAAAACAACGTAATTATGACATTTTCATATTAGAGGAAATAATTATGGCAAAGAAGAAAGAAACACTTTTACCTAGAGATAATGAGCAGTGGAGAGAACTTTGTGCATGGGTAGAACTTAATATATTTGAGTATGAACCAACACAAAAGTTGCAAAGAGCAGCATGTTTGACTTTAGAAGGACTCCGCAAAGGTCAGACAACTGCAAATAATAACACTGATACATATGGAGAATATCCTATAAATATAATTTTACTCACATTTAAGGCCAATAAAAACGTTCTTTTATCAGCTCTTAAAGGTAAGAATTTTGAGTCTGAAGATAAGAAGATGAGGTATTGCTGCAGTGTGATAAGAGACAAATTGAATGATATGTATTCACGTTGGTTAAATGCACAAAAAACACAGAAGAAAACAGACCAGGTTGATACAAGTATTATGGAATCTAGTGGTGTTGAATATAAAAGTGTTGTTAAAACAGAAGAAGAAAAAAAGATAGAAAGTAAGTATGAAGGATTGTGGTAAATGACTGATATTAAAAACAAGACTAAAAATACTGCAAGTGTTGCAAAAACAAATCAGAATAAAAAACAGAAAATCGAACTTACTCCTTTTGAGAAAGAACAATTAGATACATTAAAGAAAATAAATGAATTTAAGTTGGCGGCAGAAGCTTCAGCAGTTGCTAGTTTATATAAAAAACCAGACCTAATTACACAAGTAACTTTGAAATTAGAAGACCTAACCAATAACGAGTGGCGTGTCTTTTATGCTATTGCTTATGGTGTAGTTGTAACAGAAAATAAAAATTCTCTTTCTGATGTCGATGTAAATTTTTACTTAGAGAAGCATCCTAAACTTAGAGAGAAATTTGAATCATATGGTGGCTATGATACCATTCAATCTGCCAAGTCTTACGTATCTGAGACTGCAATAAGCGGATATGTGGACGAAATCAAAAAGTGGAACACTGTAATTCAGTTGGCAAAATTTGGATTTCCAGTAAAAGATAAATTAAAAGAATATGTAGATCAGAGCTTAGATTCTATTTATCGAGAGTTAGAAGGATATTTAAACCACGTATTTGCAAATGCAGATTCTCAGATTAAAACATATAATGCTTTGAGTGACTTGCATGAATTGGTAGATGCTTTAAATAAAGGCGAAGAAAATGGATTACCTTTAGCATCTGATTTATTAACCAAAGAGATTGGTGGTTTGAGAAAAGGACATATTTATAGTTTTATAGGACAAAGTGGAGCAGGTAAAAGTACCGTTGTAATCAATGAAATTCTTCCGAAAATCATTGAAAAAAATGAGAGGTGTTGCATCTACATCAATGAAGAGGACATTACCAAAGTAAGACGTGAACTTTTAATCTTTTGTTGTAGATATATTTTAAATACTCCAGTTAAAAAAGTTCAATTAAGAGATGGTAAATTTGATGAGAAAACTTTAGAAACACTACATAAAGCAGCGGATTGGTTAGAGGCACAAGATAAAAATCATAATATTACAGTTATTCCTTTAGAAAGATATACTGTAAAAACAGTAATAGCATTGATTAAGAAATATAAAAATTTATTTAATGTTGATTATCATATTATAGACACTCTAAAAGAATCTAGTGATTCTACCGAAGAAACATGGAAAAGTATGTTGAAAGATAGCACGTTGCTTTACGACTGTTGTAAACCAGCAGGATTAAATGTATGTCTTGTTGTTACAATGCAGATGGCAAAATCCTCAATGAAGAATAGACATTTAACGCTATCTGATATTGGACAAAGTAAATCGGTTGCAGACGTTTTTTCAATGGTATGTCTTCTTAGAAAAGCAGAACAAGAGGAATATAAAGGTGGTAAGAAAGAATTAAAGTGTTTTAGGCTAGAAGGAACAAACAAAAAGAGTAAAATACCATTCTACTTAGAAGAAGATAAGTATTATCTGATTTTATTCTTAGGGAAGAATAGATTTGGTGTGAGCGATTCTTATAGTTTAGTGTGGGAAGTAGATTATTCTACTAATTTATTTAAGGATTTGGGCTACACGATTGTTCCGGAGGATTGGTAATATGAGCAAGAAACAAGAAAGATTAGGTTTAGAAAAATATAATAATCAAGGTTGTTTAATGAAAATTATTGATTATAAAGATTGTGATAACATCGTAGTAGAATTTCAGGATAAGTATAATCACAAAGTCAATACTAGGTTTGATACTTTTAAAGCAGGAAATATAAAAAATCCATATTATCCTGAAGTATTAGGTGTAGGCATTGTTGGAAATAAATATCCAATTACTAACAATGGTAAAAACGTTAAAGAATATGATACATGGAGACATATGTTGCAAAGATGTTTTATTCAAAAAGAAAAAGATAAACGCCCAACATATAAAGATGTAACATGTTGTGAAAAATGGTTATATTATCCAAATTTCTATGAATGGTTACACTCACAAGAAAATTTTGATAAGTGGAAAGATTTAGAATTATCTGCTATTGATAAAGACATTAAAGTGAAAAATAATAAAATTTATTCTCCAGATACCTGTTTATTAGTTCCGTATAATATAAATTTATTGTTTATTAGAAATATTAGTAGAAGAACAGATTTGCCAATAGGCGTATCTTATAATCGAAGAAAATACCGTTGTCAATTTTCTTATAATGGAGAACATATAGGTTTTACTAATAGAAACACACCAGAAGAATGTTTTTATTTGGATTATAAACCAACAAAAGAATTTTATATTAAAAAATCAGCAGAGATTGAATACACCAATGGTAATATTAGCAAAGAGTGTTATGAAGCAATGATGAATTATAAAGTTGAAATAACAGATTAAGACTAATCAAAATAAAAAGGAGCAGATTATGGAATGACAAGCATAGAATTGAAGAACTATATAGTCGAACATGAACAGATTGAATATATATTAGAGTCTCTTGGTTGTCGTTCTATAGTTTACCATGAAGATAAGAATTACTATAGTGCAACACAACCGGAAGATTCTGCTGATAATAAAATGGGAGTATGTATCAAGGCGGTTCCTTATTTGAACTATTATTCATACTCAAGAAACATTCACATAGAAGATGGTAAAGACTTATTTGCTTTAGTCCAAGAAACAAAAAAAATTACATTTGCAGAAACAATGAAGTACCTCCACAATCTTCTTGGACTAAAGTATACATTTAAAAAAGAAGAACCAAAAAATGATAAGCTAGCATATGACCCACTTGCAATCTTCAAAAAGGCAGCGAGTAAGAAGAGATGTAGAAATGTATTAGATTGTACATTTGAAGCATTAGATGAGAGTGTGTTGACGGACTTAGTTCCTATGATACACATTGATATTTTTAAAGAAGGAATCGTACCAAAGACAATAAAGAAGTTTGGACTTTGCTATAGCTATAGGTGGAAAAGAACTGTATTCCCTATTCGTTGGTGGGTAGATGGAACTTTATTGGCCTATAATGCACGTACAAGTGTTGAGAATTTTGCAGAGTTTGATATTAAAAAATACTTCATTACTCCTGGCTATCATAAAGAAAATAATTTATATGGACTTTGGGAGAATTACAAAGATATTGAAAAATCAAAGTATATTACACTATTAGAATCAGAAAAGAATGTGTGTAAAAGAGATAGCAGATTAGATTCTACTTGTGTTGCTTTGCAAGGTCACAGCATAAGTGATGAACAGGTAAGAATTATCTTAGGTATAGATGGTCTTCAAGAAGTGATAATAGCAATGGATAATGACATTCCTATTGAAGAAATTCGATTTATGTGCGAGAAGTTTTATCATCTTCGTAAAGTTAGTTATATTTGTGATCGGTGGGGATTGTTAAAACAGAATAAGATGAGTCCGGCAGATGCATGTAATAAGATATATGATTTCTTATTTAAGCATAGGGTTGTTTATGATGAAGTCGAACATAAAAAATATCTAAATAGTTTGGAGAAGAAAAAGTAAACTAATTAAAATAAACTAGAAAGGAATAAGCAATGCGTAAAAGGTTTGAAGAGTTAAATGAATTGTGTAAAAAACTCAATACTGATCGGCTATGGTCATGGAGTAGAGTGAACTGTACTCACAATAGTTTGTATGAGTATTTTTTGAAGTATATAGCACACGAGAAGGAAGATAGAGCTGATAGTATTTATACTGTAACAGGTGGTATATCACATGACATTATTGAAAAATTCTATTCCGGAGAAATCACTAAGGAACAGATGTTGGAAGAATTCGAAGATGGTTGGGTTACAGCTTTTGATATTAGTGAACTAAAATTTAATAGAAGTGATTCAGAAAAGAATAATGATATTGCAGATAAGTATTATAAGAATTTAGAACACTTCTTTAAGAATCATACAGTATTAAAAAATAAGGTTGCTTTAGAGCAGTTTATAACAATTAAGATTGGTGACGAGTATTACCAAGGCTATATAGATGCCTTAACTACTGATGAAGACAAGAACTATATAATAATAGACTGGAAGACATCATCTCTTTATGTTGGAGAAAAAGCTAAGAATGAATGCGGACAGCTCGTGCTATATGCCATGGCTTTACATCAGAAAGGTATTCCATATGAAAAGATTCGTATTTGTTGGAATTTCCTCAAGTATCAAAATATCACAGTTCACATGAAGAATGGAACATCTAAGGTTAGACAGATTGAACGTGCTAAGATTGGTGAATCACTCACCGCAAATGCAAAAATGTGGTTGAAGGCTTTTGGATATGAAGAACAATTGATGGAATATCTTGATGCATTAGTTCAAACAAATGATATTACGGTTCTTCCGAAAGAAGTTCAGGAAAAATATATATGTGAAGATTGTTATGTATATGTTGATTTAACAGAAGAGTTGTTGCAGCATTGGGAAGATTATATTATTGAAACAACTAAGATGATTCGTGATAAAGAAGCAGAATATGAGATTTCCAAAGATGAAAGCATTTGGATGGAGAGCCAGGAAGATGTAGCAAAGAACAGTTTCTATTTTGCAAATCTATGTTCTTACTCTGCAAATAAGCATAAGCCTTATAAGATTTACTTGGATAACTTAGAGAAAGAAAAGAACGGAGACATCTTCGGAAGTAAACTTAAAGCAACTGATACAGATGATGACGAGGACATGAGCTGGCTTGCTGATTTAATTTAAACTAATTAAAATAAAAAAGATATTGACAAAAGTAAAATAATGGTGTAGACTGTTAAATAGGATAGGATATTTGTGTCCTATCCTATAAGCATATCGGAAACTAGTTAAAATAAATATGACAATAAAAACAGTGTTTTATTGGGTTTTTGATATTCAAAAAAGCCTATAAAATAAGGGTTTTTGAAATTGGAGATTTTAGAAAATGATAGAAGATTGGATTAATATGGGTTATTCGGAGCAAGAAGCAGAAGAACTTCATCAATTATGTGTAAATGTGGCTACAACCGGAATATGTGATATTGATAAGGCTACTGAAAGTCTTGCTGCGTTAATAAAAAGTTTTGATGTAGATACAGATAAATTAATAGATGAATGGAATAAACTTGGGTTAAACTAGTTAAAATAATACAGAGGTAAACATATGAATAGATACAACAATTTCCACAAGCATACCTTCTACTCGAATTTGCGTACTCTCGACACAATCACTTCACCTGAAGCATATATGAAGAGAGCAGTTGAATTAGGACATACAACATATTTTACTGGTGAACATGGTTTTCAAGGTAACTTATATGAAGCACAAACATTATGCGAGAAGTATAACCTAAAGCCTATCTATTCAGTAGAAGCTTATTATGTAGATGATATTACTGATAAGACTGATAGAAAGTCATATCATATTATGCTTATTGGTATGACTAAAAGAGCAAGATATGAAATTAATAAGATAATGTCGGTTGCGAATATAGAAGGTTTTTATTACAAACCAAGAATAGGATTAAAGGAATTATTGTCATTAACTCCTACAGATACTGTTGTAACAACAGCCTGTGTTGCTGGTCGCTTATCATCTGCGTTCCCACGTAAAGATAAAGAAGGCAATGATATTATTGATACGACTTGGTTAGATAATTTCTTACTACCTGTTAAGCAGCATTTTGGAAAGAATTTTTATTTGGAAGTGCAAAGTCATAAAGTTCCTATACAGATGACTTATAACAAAATGCTTTTATTTATGCATGAGAAATATGATATTCCTTTAATTCATGCAAACGATAGTCATTATATACATGAGTCAGATTCATATTATAGAGATTTATTTCTTCAAGCAAAAGGGATTTTCTATGAAGAAGAAAATGGATTTGTTTTAGATTATCCAGATTATGATACTGTACTTGACAGATATAGAAGACAAGGTATTTTAACACCAGAGCAGGCAAAACAAGCATTAGACAACACATTAATTTTTGATAATGCAGAACCTGTTTATACAGATAAGGAGTTTAAGATTCCTAAAGTACCAAATGAATTTATTCAAGAAGAATTACATGATAGCAAATTCTCAAATGAAGATAGTGATAAAGTTCTTCAAGAGATTATATTGAGAGCATGGAAAGATAAGAAAAAGAAGATTAATCCTAAGAAGGCTAAAGAGTATTTAGATGCAATTTGTTATGAAGTTGATATTGTAAAAAAATGTGGTATGGCTGATTACTTTGTGCTTGACCATATGATTATAAATAGAGCAGTTAAGAAATACGGTGCAGTATTAACACGTTCCGGTAGAGGATCAGCAGTATCTTTTTTTATAAATCATCTATTAGGTTTAACAGAGGTAGATAGAATTAAAGCTCCCACAAAATTATATCCTACAAGATTTATGAGTGCAGAACGTATTCTTTCTAGCCGTAGTCTTCCGGATATTGATTTGAATTTTGCCAATGTAGAACCTGCAATTCAAGCATCTAAAGATATTTTAGGAGAAGATGGGATTTATTATATGGTTGCTTTCAAACCACTTCAACGTTCTTCTGCATTCAGATTGTGGTGTAAGGCTAGAGGATATGACATTAATGACTATGATGAAGTTGCAAAACTGCTTGGAGAAAAAGATTATACTGATGAACAGTTTAAAGAAGATAATCCTAAGTGGGCAATTGAACTAGAAAATAGCAAAATATTCAGAGGTGTAATTGAATCTGTAGCACCATCACCTTGTTCGTTTCTTTTATCAAATAATCCGATTTCTGAAGAAGTAGGATTAATAAAAGTAGGTGATGTAATATGCTGTGCAATGGACGGTTATCACTGCGATGTCTTCAAATTCTTAAAGAATGATCTTCTTACAGTTAAAGTATATGAGATTATTGATAAGACTTATAAGCTTATTGGCAGACCAATTGATGATATAGCAACTCTTGTAAATAACTGTGATGATAAGGTGTGGGATATCTATGAAAAAGGATTAACTACTACAATTAATCAAGCAGATTCCGACTTGGGCAAACAGTTAATTATGAGATACAAACCTAAATCATTAGCAGAGTTAAGTGCATGGGTAGCAGCAATTCGTCCAGGGTTTGCGAGTTTATTGAATAACTTTCTTGACAGATTACCTTATTCAACTGGCGTAGAAGAATTAGATGAATTATTAACTGATTCATTCCACTATCTTTTATATCAAGAATCAATCATGGCATACCTCGTATGGCTTGGGATTGAAGAAAAAGGTACATATGACATTATTAAAAAGATAGCTAAAAAGAAGTTCAAAGAAGAAGAACTACAAGAACTTAAGGAACAACTTATTCAAGGTTGGATAAAGAACGTAGGAACAGAAGTTGGCTTTGAAGAGACATGGCAAGTAGTAGAAGATGCTGCAAGATACAGTTTTAACGCAAGTCATGCGTTATCAGTAGCTATAGATTCTCTCTATGGAGCATATTTGAAAGCACATTATCCGTTAGAGTATTTTACTGTAGCACTTTCTTTATACAGTGATGATATGGAGAGAACTGCTAATCTTGTAGAAGAGTTAAAGTATTTCGGAATTAAGATTGAAAATATTCGATTTGGTAAATCTGGCTCTGAATATATGATGGATAAAACAACTAACTCAATATATAAATCGGTTTCTTCAATTAAGTTTTGTAACACGACTATCGCAGAAGAATTATTAGAGTTGAGTAAAAACCACTACAACAATTTCGTAGAACTGATTCAAGATATTAACGAAAAAACTTCTGTAAACTCTCGTCAGTTAGAAATCCTTACTGGATTAGGTTTCTTTAATCAGTTTGGACAGAATGCATATCTGTTAGAAATTATTAGATTGTGTAATGGTGTAAAAGAAGGAAGTAAAGTTGTTCGTCCGTCATTATTAGATTGTAAACAGCTTAAAAAGGATAAACTTGAATCTTACGGAATTTCCGAATACTTGGCTCAAAAGTATAGTGGTAA